TCTAACTCCTGTGGAAGCTAGTGAAGTAACTATGGTTACCATAATTTGGTTAGTCAATGTTACTGCAGCAAGAGTGAATCCGGTTTTAGTATTTATTATGTTCATCCTATATTTTTAATTTCGTCATTACCTTTGTTAGTATCTGCTAGTTGTAGAACTTCAGCTTGTATTTGTTTTTCTTTTAGAGAGATCTCTCTATCCTTAAAGTCTTTATCGTCTTTCAACTTAGTAGCACCTTGTTCTGTTTTCATCTTAAGTTCATTCTGTTTTAACTCAAGATCAGCTTGATTATTTTTAGCAACTTGATCAGACAATTGTTTAACTTGTGTTTGTGCTTCTTTAATTTGTTGTTCATATTGAGCAACTTGTTGTTGAAGATTCTGTAGAACTCCTTGAGATTCTTTTTGTTTACGTAGTGAATTAAGTCCACTCTCTTTAAATTCTGTTAGACTCTCTGTTGTGATTGTCTCAAACATTAATTCAGGATCTACTAATCCACCCTCCATTAATTTCATTGTAAGTTGTTTTATTAACTCTATATCTTTAGTGATTTCCGTAGAATCTCCTATATGAATATCATGATCTGTAAATGAAAGATGTTCTGGGAGTACTGTAAATATTCTTGTTAATCTATTACCTAGAATTAATGATCCCTTAAATTCTTTCTTAAGAGAAGATTTACATAAATCTAACATATCAGTTAACATCTCTTTTACAACGCCATCTAATGTATTGAAATATTGTTTAGTAATGACAGCAGAGTTTCTCATGCCAACTTGTACATTTGTTACAGCATCTCTCTGTTCTATATCTCCTAATTTTTCTCTGAAGACTCCTGTGATTGCTGAGCAAATATCTTCTGTTTGTGTTATAGCTAATTGTATAGCTTGTATTGCTTGTCCCGAGACTGTATCATCAAATCCAGCAAAAGTTGTATTCATAGGAACTCCTCTACCTTCTTGAGCAGAGTTAAATAAAGCTTTACCAGCTTTTTTATAAGCACCATGTTTAAGTAAACGTTCCTCCGGAGTAGTTCCTAAAAAGGTAGGTACTAAAGCCACATCAATCCAATCTCCTTTTACACCAGAGTTTGCTATTAGTGTGTCGCGGTACCAATGTAATATATCATACTTATCTTGTAGATTAGCAGTAGCTAATACCATGGAGAAAGGTTTACCAGTTCTAGATATCATCTGTACTCCATTAATAGAGAGATTACAACTATAAGGATCTTCCATACTTCTACATACAGTATCATCCTTACCCATTCCTAGATAAATTTCGCTACCAATTCTAGCACCTTTATATCTATCCATACGATAGAATGTTTTATTTCCAACCTCTACCTTATTATTTTCTAACCACTCTACATAATATACTGGATACTTATTGTATCCCATATAATTATCATTATAATAAGGATATGTACCTGGAATAGTGGTCTCAACATTACTAACTATTCCATTAGATTCTGCTCTTATATAAAATACGTTGTGTGAGAAATTATCAAGATTTACACCTTGTAATGCTGCTAAATCATCCTTAGACATGTCATCTCCGAACTCATTAATAATCTCTTCTTTAGACATATATTTTACATACACTATTCTTCTAGACTTATTAATATAATTTGAGTTAGGATTTGTCTCTGGAAATACATCAAATGGGTTTAATACATCTGTGGTTGGAACAGGAGATCCTTTCTTAACTCTAGGTTTATAATAACATTGACCGCCAATAAGTATATCTTTAAAGAGAAGTTCTCTTTTTAAATTTAGATTTATCTCCCTAGATTGCATGAAAAATTCTAGCATATTCTGTGCTGCAATTTCAAACTCAGAGATAAAATCTCTCTTTGTAATTTCTTTAAGTTTAGCTAATTCTTCTTCATTAGCTTTATCAACTGCTTCTTTACCTTCTCCAAAAATAGATTCAATATTATCAGACAGTTGTATTTTAATTCTATTTAATTCTTCCGTGTAAATAGCTTTTTGAGCTTCTCTCTCAATTTTGGAAAGAGTTTCAGAATCTTTACAGGTAATCTTTGGTTTTAATTTAGTCTGTAATAACTCTCCTATCAAAGCATCTACGTGTCTACGTACTAAAGGAATGAATTCTATCGCAGTGGAACTTCCAATCCCAAAGTTTTCTTCAAGATGACGGAATTGATCTTTATCTCTTATACAATTATAGTAATTATATGCTTTACGTAAATAGTCTTTATCGTGTACTAATTCTGTAATAGCTTTATCCACACAACCTTTTAAATAGTCTTCTGAGGATTTCTCTTTTTCTGTATAAGATTCTGAATCATTATAGTTAAATATATTCATTATTTGAATTTTGTTGTTTTAATCCTATTAAACCATCCATTTTTAAACACTATAAGTCTAGGATTTTTAGCTATAATATCTAAATAATATTTTTCTCTGGCTGCTTTATATTCTTTTATAATATCGCCAGTATAATTATTTGCAGCAGTAGTAGTCATATTACCTATAGAACCATCATCTTGTAGATTTAAGATTCTCTGTAATAACTTAACTGCTGTTTTTGTTCCTGCATTTACACCGTGGTCAAATATATTAAGTTTTAATTCCTCATTTACTAACCCCTCTAAATGCAAAGGATCCCAAAAGAACTTTTTATAAAGTCCCCTGGAATCTTCTACTGTAAGTGCTTTAATATCATCCCCATCTATATCTCCATCATGATCAATATCCCCATCTTTTAAAGATAGGTTCTTCATAAACAATAGAGATATTCCATAGTTTGTTTGACCTCCTGGGTCACTAGGGTGATTCACAAAACCTCCCTCATGTTCTAATATTACTGTAAAGTAATCATTAAATTCTTTCATAATTTGTTAGTATTAAGGGAGTTTATAATTTATTCTTCTACTAGAAAGTTATCTAATATATCAGACATATACCATACTAATGGTAAATGTTTTACCTCATCCTTTTGTAGTAAATATAATTTCACTTCATTATCTTTTAATAAGAATTTATTATACTCATCTACTAAATTTTTGTGTTCATCTTTCTCTTCTTCTGTTAGTTTGTTAAAACTGATTGAATAAAGAAGTGCACTAGGTGTTGTAGGTTCCTCTTTTAGAATATCCTCTCTAAAAGAATATATTTTTCTTTCTAATTCAACAAGTCTCTCTGATGTACTCTCTTGAATAAGTTTAATTTCTTTTTCTAAGATTCTTAAGTTTCTTTTTAATCCATAATGTAGATATTGACTTTTTATTTCGTTGTCAATTAAATACTTGATTAGTGTGTTCAAACCTTCATAGAGGTTTTTTGTCATTCCATGTGTCATATTAAAATTTATTAGTTCATTAATTTGCAAATATACTAAATTTTTTATTAACAAATAGAGAATACTCTAAAATTTTAGAGCATCTCTATTTAATTATTACACTGTTGGATTAAATACTAAATCTATTCTATCTTGCATACCAGTCATTACTGCAAAAAGATTTCCAGTTGACCAATTACCATTAACAGTCATATTTTTCTGACCATTTTTATTAGCATAAATAGTGATGGTAGTTCCAGCACCAACTGTACCAGTACCATCAGGAATAAAACTAGTTGCCTGCACTGTATTAGGAGTTTCACCTGATAAATTCTCATAAGTTATGTTAACAGTTTCTCCTACAATAGTTCCTACAATAGTCGTGTTAATCTTTTCTGTTTTTACTTCATTTTCCATTTTATTAATTTTTAAAGTTTATTTTCTAATTTTAATATCTTTTGTTTTTTAAATTTCCATTTATAACCTCCTGCTGTTTTACGTTTATTATTACAACAAAGAGAAATGTGTTTAAAATTTACTCCTGTGTTTTCATCTGCTTCACTCATACTATCAAATTCATTAATTATTTCTCCAGATAATTCCATTTGCATTACTGCTTTTTTACGTGAATTAATTCTGCCATTTGCATATGATTCTTTTATCACATCAGATAGCAATTGTTTTTGACTATCTAACATTGCAACACCTTTGTTTACTACTTTTCTACCTTTATTAGATTTACTTATTTTATCACCTGTTTCTTTTGAGATTTCTTTTTTAAGTTCTCCACCAGATGTTAAATTATAACCATTTAAAAATG